TGGGCGAAAAACGCAACGACCAACTGATCGCCTGGGGCATAGGTATTATTGGTGCGCTGTTGGGTGTTGTGGGTTGGCTGGCCACTCACTATGTAAAAACACTATGACCCGTGATCAAAAACTAGAACGCTTTGCCGAGCGTGAGCTCAAACGTGTGTACACTGAACTCATCATAGATGATGAACATGGTGGATATGTGGCATTTGGCCGCTATCATTTGCGCCCCGAACACTCAGGCTTTGCTGTGTATCACAGCGATGATCTTGTGAGCACGTTTAGTAGTAAAAAAACAGCCATGTCATGGTGTGTTGCTGATCATTTGCAACAGTATCGACTGGCGCAAAATATTCGAATATTAGACAACAAAAAACAGTCACTCACTGCTGACATCCATTGCCGTCGTGGGCAAGCAGATCGTAGCAACAGACCCGAATTTCGTGAAATGGTGCGCACCAAACTCGCACCCAAAATTGAAAACCTTATCCTGCTGAATCAAGAACTTGAAAAATGTTTAAATTCGGCTAAATATCTACAACTAAGAGGATTTGCCAAATGAAATTAAACGAACTGGCCACACCAAAAAAGAGCCGCCAAGTATCCAAAGTATTCGAAAGTTATTTTGGTACAAAAATGCCTGTGAACCGACTCACAGTGCGTGAAGCACAGGCCATGCTGAAACGTGTGCGTGGTGTTATTGCCGAACATCAGCGTAGTACAACTCGTCACACCAGTGAGCGTAACCCTGCTTACTTGAAATTGGTAATGATGGAACAAGCACTGGCACATCGTATAAGTGAAGAACAGGTTCCAATTCCGCCTACTTCATCTAGTACTAATACCAATCCCAGCACCAGTACTGCTACCACACCTCCTCCAACAGGCAGCCAAGGCACTGTAGACATCAAAGATCCTAAGATGGCTCAGGCATTAAAGAAAAGCGCATCCGGACAAACTCTTACACCAGACGAACAAAAAATGGTAGCCGGTCAAGCAATGATGGCCGCTGAAAGCCGTTTGCGTAGAGCGTATCAATTCTTGAAAGAATCAGAAGTGCAACAGGCTCAAGTTGTGTTGGCTGCACAAGACATGGTAGACAAAATGCAAAGCATGTTGGAAGACACAACAGAAATGCAATTCAAAGAACTGCCTGCACTAGTTGATTCAATCCGCAATCAAATTGGCATGGAACAAGCCACACAGTTTAACACTGATGTCACTGGTGCATTGCAAGGCCTTGTACAAAACCTTCAAGGCGCCAAGCAACAGTTAGAAACAGCATTGGGCGTGGTAACTGGTCAACCAGCTGCATTGGACACCAGTATGGCAGCCAGTGGCATGCCAGGCGCAGTTCCTCCCCCAGGTCCTGAATTAGGTGCCGACGAAATGGCTGGCATGGCCGCAGGTGAAGTTGACGGTGGAGTGCCTCCTGTGGGTGCTGACCTTGAAACCGGCGCACCTGCACCCAAAGCAGCATTGGGCCGAGCACGTAGATAATGAGAATCGACGAAGTCGAATCAGAAAAACCACTGGATCCAAATAAATTAATGGGTTTGGTGGATTTTCTTTCAGGCCGTGCTGACGATGAAAATGCACAAAAGCAAATCAGTACTGCCGCCTTTATATCCGCTGCTCGTAGTTTGGGATTTCCAGTCAGCGAAAAAAACATTGTTAGCATAGTGAGTCAGCCTCCGTTGGATGCAGTGTTAGAACCCATGGATCCACAAAATCCCAAAGTAATCAAATACAAAGGTGCAGCACCTGATTTACCAACCAAAATGCCTGTAAACAAAGCACAAGACATTGTGGCGTCGGCAGCCAAATCCGCTATGCAACGCGGAAAAAACAAATAACCATTTTTCATTGACACATATCAGTAAATACGCTATAATAAGCGGGAGAACATCACATGGCCTATTCAGAAAAAGTAATTGATCACTATGAAAATCCACGCAATGTGGGCAAGTTTGAAATTGACGACACAATTGGCACAGGCATGGTGGGCGCACCTGCCTGTGGCGACGTAATGAAATTGCAAATCAAAGTTGAAGATGGAATTATAACAGATGCCAGGTTCAAAACATACGGATGCGGAAGTGCGATTGCCTCATCCTCTCTTGTTACCGAGTGGGTTAAAGGACGAACGCTTGACCAAGCAGCAGCTCTTAAAAATTCAGAGATTGCTCAGGAACTCGCACTGCCACCAGTCAAGATTCATTGTTCTATTCTTGCTGAAGATGCTATACGAGCAGCCGTAGAAGACTACAGAAAAAAACATGCTGATACCCTTTCAGCAACATAAAAAATTAAAAATATTATTTTATCATGCTGGCGGTCACACAGCCTGGCTGTATCCGGCCGCACTTCAGTTAAAAACATACATTGATTTATTTTATTCTGATATCTCCAATCATTTGGATTGGTTGATACCGTTGCAACAAGAAGTCACGGACGAAGAGCTGATACAACATATCAATCAAACTGATGCAGACATATTATGTACCAGTCATTATCTTTGGAATCATGCATTTTTAACTCGGCAAATAGCCGCAGTCAAATCTCGATGTAAAAATACATTGAAAATAATTGCAGGTGGTCCAAGTATTGATGTAAACAACAATACAGAATTTTTTGATCAATATCCCAGTATTGATTATGCAGTGTACGGTGCAGGTGAACAAGCATTTGCAGACATTGTAAATCACTTGGTGTTTCAAACACCATTGATTGCGTTCAACACTTCTAACTGCGGTTGGAAAAATCACAACACTGGTAAAACCATTGTGGCTGACTACAAGTTTGTAAAAATGATAGAAACCAGTCCGTTTGTACATAATCGAGACTTGTTCACAGCCATGGTCGCTGATGCCAAGAAAAAACATGCACCGGTATGGCTTCCATATACTCTTACCAGAGGGTGTCCATATTCGTGTACATTTTGTGATTGGAACAGTGGACTTGGCAACAAAGTGTCAAGAAGAAAAAACACATATCAGCAAGAAATTGATTTGTTCCAACAACTGGGAGTCACAAACATATATTTGTCAGATGCCAATGTTGGACAGTACACAGAAGATGTTGAAATGATTGAATATTTTGCAGAAAAAAATATCAAAGAAAATGCAGGGTTTCATGTTGGTGGGAATTTTAGTAAACTCAAAAAAGAAAACAATCTAAAAATATTCAATGTCATGGCACAAGGTCGTTTGGTCAATAAAACTTTGAATTTTTCAGTGCAGGATATCAACAAGCAGGTATTAGACAACATTGATCGTCCTGATGTTGGGTGGGATGTGCATGTTGCCATGGCTGACGAATTACGCAATCGATATCCGCATTTGATTGTCAAAGCACAATTGATCTATGGATTGCCAGGACAGACACCTGCATCTTGGCGGCAAACTCTTGATCAAGTAACACAACAAAAGATTTTGCCTGTGATTTTTTTAAACGAGCCATTGCCTGCCAGTCCAGCCATATACGATCCAGAATATCAACGTAAATTCCAGTACGAGTATGTTTATAGCAACAGAATGCTTGGTACTGTTTATTCAAGTAAAATTCCAAAAAAAAGCAATTCCTTTAGTCAACAAGATCTTGTGCAGATGAATTTGTTGTCTGCAATGTATCTGGCACTTAGTGCTATTAATTTTGCTTTGCACGAAAATCATGCTGAGTTATTAAACATTTCTTGTATTGTTGATAAATTTTTAACCAGTGACCATTACCAAGGTCTTTACAATAATCTTTATCATAACTGGACTGTAGAAAATAATTTTTACTATACAATCGACTTTTCTGGCAAGCCTGCACAGATTCCTGACTTGACGTTGGGATTGCATTTGGCCAAGGACCCGCATTTTTTAAAATATGTGTCAACTTTTCTTTCTGAAAATGAACGCCGTAAATTTTTAAAAATAGCAATTAAATCTGAGTTTCAAAAAATGATAGATGAAATCCACTCAGATGTTGATTAAATATTTTCTATGATAACCATAACTGATCAGGCTCGAAACAAAATTCAAAAATTAGTAACACTCAAAGGTTACGCTGGCATACGACTGGGTGTGAAAACCACAGGTTGCTCTGGACTGGCTTATGTGTTAGAATACGTTAAAGAATACATACCTGATGAAAGCACAATAAACTATGCTCAAAATGAGTTTTGTGTGCTGGTAGATAAAAAACATGATGTGTACTTGCGAGGTACGCAAGTAGACTATGTACGGCAAGGCCTCAACGAAGGTTTTGAATTTTCAAACCCCAATGAACGTGACCGCTGCGGCTGCGGAGAAAGTTTTAGAGTTTAACGTGTTAAACCCCAGATTTGATTACCAACCTGTTCCCCGTGTCACAATTGAAGGCAAGAGATATTATGCCACTCCTGATGGCAATAAACTGCCGTCGGTCACAACCATACTTGACAAGACCAAAAGTGAGGAAAGTAAAAAAGCACTACAAAACTGGCGTGCTAGAGTTGGTGCAGAACAAGCACAGGCCATTACCACAGAAGCAGCCAATCGCGGCACAAGAATGCACACGTATCTTGAGCAGTATGTCAAGGAGGGTGCAATCAAGGATCGTGGTACAAATCCTTTTAGTTGGGCAAGCCATGCCATGGCTCAAAAAGTCGTAGAGCATGGGTTGAAGAATGTGAATGAATTCTGGGGTATTGAAGTTCCGTTGTATTTCCCCCGGGTATATGCAGGTACTACAGATGGCGCGGGCATACACTTGAACGAAGAAGCCATCCTGGATTACAAACAAACCAACAAGCCCAAAAAACGTGAGTGGATTGATGACTACTTTGTGCAGTTGTGCGCCTATGCTGAAGCACACAATGAACTGCACGGTACAAAGATCAAAAAAGGTGTAGTTTTGATGTGTGTTAAACCCACGCTAGACGAACAAATGAACATGATCACACAGCCCGAATACCAAGAATTTGTGCTAGAGGGCCGGGAGTTTGAGAAGTATCGCGACTTGTGGTGGAAAAAGGTCGAACAGTATTACTTGCTAAATATGTGATACCTCAAGGAATCACACTGTGGCAATCGTACAAATATCAAGAATTACCGCCCGCAAGGGTCTACAAGAAGACTTACCTCAGCCCTTGGCTGGTGCTGAACTGGGCTGGGCAGTAGATGATCGTAGACTGTTTATTGGCAATGGTGCACTGGAAGAAGGTGCACCTGTCGTTGGTAACACTGAGATTTTGACTGAATTTTCAGACATCCTAAGTTTTGCTGGTCAATACACTTACAAAGGTGAAGCAGCAGGATACACTGCACAAACAGGTGCCACCCCTGGCAGTCCAATTTCACAGAGTGTACAAAGTAGACTGGACAGTTACGCAGTGGTCACGGACTTTGGT